ATTATTGAAATCTAACATTATCTTCTTTCTCCTTTCTTATTATTGAATACGCATTAATTTTACACCTGGTTGATGATCTGGCATAGTATAAACTTTAACGACTTGCCATACCATATCAGAAGCAACAGGAGTAGCTTTCTTAGCAAGAATACCCTTATCGCCAGGGACGAGTTTATCTTTAACAGCAACAGTAGCATCTTTAATCATATTTGTAGTCATAATATCGCCAACATGAGTCTTAACAAGACGTGGAACCATAGTAGTTCCTTCTGGCATTAATTGTTCGGTGTAAGGCCCAACAATATGGAATGGATCTTCATTGTAATGAAGTTCATACATATCAGGAGCAGCAGTTACATCATCAACTGGGAACTCTTTATCGCCAAACTTAACTTTACCATTAGCAAATTTAATGCTGCCATCTTTTGCGTCAACGCCATTACCATTGTAGTAACGAGATTGTCTATCCCACATTTCGTCAGGTTGAAGATTACGATCCTTATCATAACCGCCACCAAATGGGCTATATACACGAGCTTGATAATTATCTTTAATCATTGCGAATTCAGCATCAATTTGATGATCGCGATAAAGTTTAATTTCATTATATACTAATAACCATTCGCCAGGACCAGTAAAGTCTACAACGCCCTCAGCATAGTCATACTTTGCGAATTGACCATTTTCAAGAATTTGAATATTAGCAGCGGCTGGGAGTTGAGCATATACCTCTTTAGTAGCTTCACCAGAGAGATGGTTAGCTTCAACTTGGCCGTATCCATAACCATTAGCAACAATATAACCAGCTTGGCTTGTAATATTTTTCTTTAAGAAATCACTAAGCATTTTATATTATCCTCCTCAATTAAAAATTTCCTTCTTTTTGAACTTCAATAGCACGTACTAACCAAGCAGGCATATTATCATACTCGGTAACAGTACTATCGAGATTATAAGTTGTAGTAGGCTTTTCCTCTTGTGGAGGAGTTGGCTCATCAACAAAACTTACTTTATTACGAACACAAATTACTGATAATTTAGCTTCAATTTCATCAAGACTATAAGTATCAATATTGTCAACGCAATCTTTCTTTTGTTCATCAGAAAGCATAAAGAATGTATTATTTATTAATTCTTTTTTCTTTTCTCTCTCAATATCATTTTTAAATTTAACTAATTTTTCTTTTTCGTCCTTTAACTAATTAAAATCAGCTTGAAGGGCAGAAAATTTTTGTAATAATTCTTGATATTCAATTATTTCATCAAGATTATACTTTGTTTTCTTCTTTTTATCTTCTTCATTCCCATCGTTTGAATCAGATTTAGAATCTTCTTTCTTTTCTTCAGAAGCTTTATCTCCTTCATTAGAAGGTTTCTTTTCCTCTTCTTTCTTTTCAGCCGGTTTTTCTTCCTTCTTTTCAGAATCAGGTTTCTTTTCTTCTTCCTTCTTTTCAGTAGACTTCTCTTCTTTTTTAGAATCTTCTGGTTTCTTATCTTCAGTAGTCTTTTCTTTAGACTTTTCTTCTTCTTCTTTCTTTCTCTTAAATTCAGTTTCAAATTTTTGAACATCTTCAAGAGCAAATTGAGCATTATCAGAAGGATTAAAATCTAAAGTTACTTTTTGCATTTCTGCATTAGGCATAAATCCTTCTTCATCAGTTAAAGAAAAATCTAAACGATAATATGTTAAATCTTGACGATTTTGAAGAATAGCAAATTTTTGGCCACCCTTATCTTCGTAAATTCCCGCAATCATGTAATCTAAATCACAGTCACAGCGGCAATTTTTCCACATATAATCGTAAATAGCATCCCAAAGACGGCCACCAATTTCAACAGCATAAGTATTAAACACTGGTGTTCCTCCTTCATTACTCAAAATTTCTTTCATTGTAGTCATAAAAGAAAACAATGAATTTTTAAAATTATCCTCAAAAGAGAATTGTACTTTAGATATTGACGCTCCTTCAAAACAAGGTTCAACATCTTCACCTAAAATACAAAGTTTTGACATAATTGCTTCATTAATAATGAAAAACTATGGTTTTCCATTATTATCTTTTGTCCAAAACGCATCTAAAGTATTTTCATCTAATTCCATAGATTGATTATTACCTTTATCAATAACGCGCTAAGATTCTGGATACTGACCAGTCCAGATATATCCTTCAGTCATAAGATATTCATGAGGGACTCCATCGTCTTCAAACCATTGGAACCAAACTTTAGCATCCATAGATACAAAACCATATGGTCTTGTAGTATCTTTTATATTAATTTTACCATTGGCTATTTCAATAACTTTATTATGCTCTTCATAATCACCTTCAGCGTCATTAAAATATCCAACAATAGGACAACCAGGAATTGAATTTGCTAAATCCTTCGCAACTTCTTTAGTGATTACACTTCTATTACGATTTGGCTATTGGCCAACATAGCAAACTTTAATTTGACATTTTGAAATAAGAGGATTTACAGGAGTAATATCTAATACTTCAATTGGCATATCATCCATATTTATACTAACATGCATTTGAAATTACTTCCTCCTTTCTTCTTACATAGCTTCTCGATTTTTAATAGTTTTTTCAGATTTCTGATCATCGGGTTTTTCCGGTCTACCACCAGAATTATTACCTTCTAATGCTTTTTGTGAATTATTCTAAGAAGTTTTATTTTTTGTGCCCAAAATATCTTCTCCACTCATAGTAGAACTCATTAATGGAGGAATCATTAAACTAGGTAAATCAAGAATTTCATTTTCAAAATATGCTAAATTAACAACAGAACTTTGTGAGTGCCCAAGAGCTACCATCGGTAAAAACTTAGACTAACCATTAGCAGTTAATTCTTTATAATACTTAGATAAATCTTTATAATTGTACTAAGTTGTTTCTAACATTGAAAACTTAAAGTTAAATTTTTTATTCTAACTTTTTCTATCTACTATTCTATCAAAAAAAATATCGAATTGCAAGAGCAAATTACGTATAGTAGATTCATCATCTAAAATAGATTTTTCTAAAGACAAATTATTCTCACTATTAAAAATATTACGTGAAATACCAAGAGCGTTATAAACAGCTCTTTCTACCTTAGCTAAATCATCTGTTTTTGTAGTTGTATTTTTATCACTAATATCAATAGAATTAACATCAGCAAATGTGGTGACTACATCAATACCAATAGCTCGACTTAGCATGGCAACCATATTATTATGTATATCTCTGGCTTCTTCCATATCAAATAGTAAATCACCATTTTTATCAGTAGGTAATTTCTAAACTAATATTTTTAATAATTGCTACATCTATTTTTTTCTGTCTAATTCCTAAGCGGCATCTAAATCAATAATAGCTGGAATAGCATTTAAAAAAATAGGAAAATCATTTCCATTAATATTAAATTTAACAGTACTACCTGGTTCTAATAAATACCATCCTTCTCTTCCTTTATAATAACCTTTATCTACTTCAAAACCATCTATTTCAAAATTAGTTAATTTTCCTTGTTTATATAAAACATATCCTTTTGAAAATTCATCAGGAAATAATTTTATAACTTTCATTCTATAAGCTGGATCGGCAAATTTATCATCAAAAAATGCCATATTAAATTCTACTACTGGGCAACCATCCGCAGTAAAATGTGAACGACAATAATCTGGAGGCAATTCTTGTATCTATATTCCATGACTACCATCAACAATATATCCATAATAGCATCCATACTTAACTACTTTTAAAGCAATATCGCCGCATAATTTCTTAATATATGAATTATCTAAATAAGTAAGTATCTTTGTATATTCTTCTAATACTTTTTCCTTTTTAGCATTATCTTTTACATTCTCAGGATAAATATACCAATCATATCTATATAAAAACGCAAAATAATTACAAACTGTTTGATAAATACCACTAGCATTATAAAAGAAATCAGAGATAGCTCGCATAGTTTTATAATCCTTTTTTACAATTGCCTACATAATAGCAGCTTTATTGCAGAAAGGTAATTTTGCCTATCTTAAAGTTCCTAAGTCCAATAGGGCATCCTCTAATGTTTTTACCCCTACTCGAATTTTTCCATATTCTGCTATCTTATCTTCCTCTGGAGACTGCCTAATAGGAAATCCAAAATTAAATAAATCAAAACCTTTACTATGAATTAAATTCTATCTGACCGCAGAACTAAAATCATCATTATGGATAGTTTCATTATTTTCTTGTATATCCAATTCACTATCCTCCTTAGTAGCCGGCTTTATGCATTATATAATCATAAGTTATTAAATTTTCATCTGTATAAGGAATTTCTAATAACTTAAAACCATGTAAAGCACAAAAACGACGTTTTTTATTATCATTATATTGTTGCTAATAAAAGCCTTTTTTCCCGCCAAATTTAGCAGTTGGTTCATAATGCTAACGTCCTTGATATTCAATAATAAAATCAATTTTTCCATCATCATCAAATATTACAAAATCAAAACGTAAAGGACGCCCATTATTACTACGTAATTCAGGGAAGATATATTCTTCTTCAAAATTTAATCCAGCTGCATCAAGGATTTCTTCTATTTTAATTTCTCCTCTACTAGATCTCATTTCTATTACTCCCTTTAAGTTATAAACATACAATCTGAATATTTAAATTTCTTTTTCTTCTTTTTATTCTCTTCTTCTAATTTAATATATAATAATCCATATTCCGCCGCAGAAAATTTATCCTTTCGAATACCTTTATTAGCCTATTTTAAAATAATGTTAAAACCTTCATTTTCTTCTCGAAGATTCATCATTTCCTCTTTTAATATAGAAGTTAAAGTGAATGGTTTTAAATATTCTGCCCTTTGCTCAGGAGTCATTTTCTAACCTTTTGTAGTATTTAATAACTTAGACTTAGCAATACGTTCATCAATTAAGAACTTTACTTTACCAGCATTTAACATAGTCTAAAAATTTGCATGTGCCTCAGTATTTTCTGGAGCCTATGCTTTCATTAAATACATTGCTTCTTCTTGTGTTTCATCTGTTTTATATTTCTTATATTCATCAACAGCATCAGATTGAGTTCCACCATAGACACCGAAATCAGCAAAATGCTCACCAGTTTCTTTATCGTCTTGTGATTTTACCATATAATCAACTAATCCAATACCAAGACCGTTAGCATCAATAACTAAACGTCTAGCATTATATTTATAAAACAATCTTTTTAATTTAATAGCTTGATCCTCAAAATGCGTATCACTCATTGTATAAATATTTACTAATGATTTAATAGCAGGGCCAGTAGACTATGGACTTACTTTCCATACGCATACTACGCTATCACATCCTTTGCGACCAACATCAACAGAAAGAATATAAAAAGTTTTGACAGTTGAACGTCCAGAAAATTCATATTCTGGTTGATTCAAAACACGATGACGGTCAAATGTTTCTCCATTAAAGAAAGCATTTTCAGCTGTACCGCTCCATTTACTTTCATATTCACGATCAAAAGATGCTTCATTATAAGTACCATCTCGCTATAAATCCTATAAGAATGTTCTATCTAATAATTTCATTAATACTGGAATACGCCAAGTACCACCCATAATAAATGCTTTTTCTGGTTCAGTTATCATCCAAACTAATAACTAAATCAATTTATCATATGCAAAAGTACCTTTCCATCCAGCTGTAGTTACATATATCTAACTTTTATTTAATGTTTCTTCTGGATATGACTATCCATCCATTGCTAATCTTGAAACATTCATTGTAGGAATAATAACTTCTGAAAGAATTTGTCCATCAACGCCAACACATTCTTCTATTAATCCACCATGACGACGTTTACCACGAGATTTTTCTGTTGCTGCTATATTGTCAAAGTAAGAACCATTTTTAAACATAAAGATACAATAATCTTTACTAATTCTTGTTTTGCCAGGCCTATGGTCTAACTCTTTATCAAGTGCTGGAACTAAACGACAAAGTTCATCTACTTTTTCTTTTATAATTCCAGCGGCTTGTTCTTTACCACCTGATGTAACGAATAATTTAGCACGAGGATATAAAATGCATCTAATTATTAAAACTAATACAGAAAGAAAAGATTTTGAATAAGCACGTGGGAATACCATATAAACATATTTATACCGCATTGCTGCACGCAAGAAAACACGTTGATAAAAGAAAAATTTTAATCCATCTTCTGGTATATCTCCATCTAAACCTGTCTACAAAAAATCAATAAACATATCTGGATATTCTCGCCAATAACTTACATATTGACGAATAATTGGTTTTAATGGAGATATACGTTCTTCTGAAATACCAATTTTACGTGAAGCACTAGTTGAAAGATCTAATAAATCTTCAAGTACCATTATGTATTACCTAGAACTCCTTCATCTAAAAGTGATGCTAAATATTCTTCATCATCCATAGCTTCATCTTCAATAAATTCTTTCAACTATGAAAAATCTTCATCATTCATAAATGCTTTACCATCTTCATCAAATAATTCTGCTTCAAAGGCATCATCATCACCAGCCGCATCAGCATCGCGCATAGCTTCTTTTTCTTTATCAACTTGAATTTGCTTAACAGCACTTTCAATTAAATTACCAAGGTTCATTTCTTCTGTAACTAATGTTCTAGTATATTTCTATAAATCCTATAAAGTTCTATCAACTTTATCTTGTGGACCATCAGTATAGTAACGTGGGAAAAATCCATCACGTTCACACATAGCTATTAATTCACTAATAGAATCAACAGCATTACCACTATCAGTTTTATTTTGAGCTGCAGTAAACTTACCACTTTTCATTAACATATCATACATTTTACTTGCTTTTTGAGCACCATCAATATCACCTATATCTAATAATTGATTAGTTTTTAATGATGCCTTACAAATCATCTTTAATGTATCAATATGACCAGCTGATTGGATATCATATGAATCCATCATTTGTCTATATAATGTTTCTAAATATACCCATTCTTCTGGCTTATAAGTTTTTCCCCATTTTAAACGATACTTTAATTTTTCTTCATCAGTTAATGTATCATCAATTAAAGTATCATTATCTGCCTAATATTCATATTGAGTTTGGTCATTGCTAGAAGATATAGGATCGGGTTCTTTTAGTTCTTCTGTTGGAACTTCAAAGCTGGCTTCTTGGATAGCTTTTGCTATTTCCTAAGCGTCATAACCTTGACGTTTCATACTTTCTTCTATATTATAATTTTCTTGTTCTTGTAAAAATGCGGTATCTTTCCATCTCCACTTTTTGTATTGGTTTAGTTTCATCTTACCAATATAACGACCAATAATTGTCATTCCAGTAACAGATTCTTTATCTTTACCATATGACATTAATAATTTATTCCATTCTTTTGGGACATATGGAACATCACATTCTTGCAAAATCCATAAAAAAGTATCTGAATTCCAATTATCTACATGCATTGTTAAACATTCTTTACAAACATTTAATCGACCTTCTGGATACTTTTCTAAATTATTTGAAGTGTAAAAGTTATCTTCATTTTTAGTACGACAACATTTTTCACAATATAATTGTTTTTTAGATCTAGCCATTTCTCGACCTCCTTTTATATTTATTATAAAAGGCTGTTATCCATTAATACCTATTGCCCATAAGTCTAAATTACAATATATAGAATCTTTAAAATTATAATTCTGATAATCAGTTAATCGCATTAAAGCAATATATCTGTCAATTGTAGCTTGCGGTGTTTTATATTTATTTATTATTTTATCCCATGCTTCTTTTATAAAAGGTGCATCTATTTGTTCACAAATATTTAATATATAACTATTTAATTCAAATTTATTCTATATATTTTCAATATTTTTTTTATTACATTCTTTACAATATTTAGATATCCTTAAAATATTTTTATTATCAGAATAACGCCAATAAAAATCTTCTAAATCTTTATAAGTATTACATTTTTCACATCTTTTTTCCATTTAAGAAAAAACTCCTTTTTCTCTTATCCAAATCTGCCCAAGCGCATTTTCCACGCAAGCAGCATATTTTTCTTTTAAGTCATTTAACAACTTTTGCCCAAGCTTATTTTTTCTTATTTCGGCAGCATTTGCAAATAGAGTAAAAGCCATCTTTACTCGTTTTATTTTTACTGAAATATTTGTTATGAGCCAATTTGACCTGACCGCATCGACTACATCTTTTATATTTTCCTGGCTTTACTTGTGTATAATACCAATTTAAATATTCATCTTCTGCGGCACAAGCAATTAAAGTAGGAATTTTACGACGCCATAAACTAGAAATATATTCAACACTATGTTTAATTCCAAATTCTTGTTGAAGGGTAGTTTGAATATCAATATTTGACATTCCATCAATTTTACATTCTACAAGTCTTTTGTATAATGGATAAGCTTCTAAAGCTTTGTCACATATTTTTTCAAAATCATAAATTAAATACCACATATCATTTTCAAAATAGCCCCAACTATCTTCTTTTAATTTTGAATAATTACATAAAATACCCGAACAAACAGCAGGATCTATTAAAGTAATTCCTTTTGAAAGTAAATTACCTTCCTAATCTATCGTAATTTCTCCTTCTAATGGAGATACATTTTTTGAATGAGTAATTTTTGTAAGTGTAATAGGTTTACGATACGCATTTTTAATTATATACTAATCTTTGCGTAATTCAATTAAAGTAGATTTAATAATGTATGCTTGTCTACCTTCTGTGGTTTTTAATTTAGCTTCCCAAATGCCTATGGCTTCTTTTAATTGTTGTAAAGGTTGTATTTCTTCTATATCTCGTTTAGTAATTGTTATTTTTGGCTAAAATATTACATTTTTATTTTCTGTTATTAAATTATAAATTCCATCTTCGCCATTTTCAAATTGGGACACAAGTCCTTCAAAAGAGGTTTCTCGTTTATTGACAGTAGTCATACGGTTGTCAGTTAGAATTTTTCGTTCTTTACGCTCTTGTTTTTCCATACAAAGAATTAAATAATCAGCAAGAACTTCAAGATATTTTTCACCAGGATCTGGATTATCTTGAAGAATTTGCTTAACTAATTCATTTCTTTCTTCTGGACTATCAAGCGTATAGTCTAATTTTATCAAACTATCAACCTCCACTTAACGATTTCTCTAACACAAATTTTACCAAAAAAAATTTACTTTGGCAAATTAAAATTTAAATGATAAAATTATTATAGAAAAAATAAAAAAAGAGGTATTAAGTCAGTGAAACTTTTTAAAGAAAATGCAACAAGAAAAGTAGATACATTAGGACGCGTAAGTATTCCAAAAGGTATGCGTGATAGATTAGATATTAAAGAACTAGATGAAGTAGAATTCTTTTTGCTGGAAGATGATGGCGGCGAACGATATGTGGCTTTAACTAATCATGCGGCCAGTCGAAATAAATATGCAGAAGCTGCTGATGTTCTAATTGAATTGGGTCTTGAAATTCCCGATGAACTTGCGGCACTCGTAAATAAAAAGTGAAAATTTATACTAGTTATTTTGCTAATTACAGAAATTTCAAAGAGAATTAGTTACCTATTGGAATTACTCGATTTCCACCAAAAAGTTGGAAAGGAATCAATTTAAGTGAATTGGCTCCTAGTGAAACTTTATTAAAAGCCTTCAAAAATCATAGCATTGACGAATATATGTTTAAAATTAAATATCAAGAAGAACTAAATGGAATTAATATTAAAGAAAAATTAGAAGCAATAGCAAATGGTAAAGATATAATATTGTGTTGTTATGAAAAACCAGGTGATTTTTGTCATCGACATATATTGAATGATATGATTAACGGAAACGGAGAATTGAATAACGCGTGAAAGAAAACTGAGAAAAGAATGGAAACTTTTCTCAGTTTTTCGTTTTCCCGAATTTAAAATCGTTTTAGAAGGAAAAATGGCCAGAGCGAAGGCTGTAACGATTTTGTAATTTTTTCTACCTATAATCTACCCCCCCGGTATAGTTTCAACTGGTAAAAATTTACAATGCTTTTTGACGTTCGCTTCAGCACTATATAAAATGAAAATTTTCTACCCCGTCAAAGATCCCCTATAACTTTTTTAATACATTTACTGTCATTTTTCTTCATTTTATTTACTTTTAATAACTTTTTTGCCCTATTTGATCAAAACGTAGCAAAACGCACAAAACAAGACATGGTTTTTTGTGCAGTTTACCACTATACAAAAGCGTTTTTTTTTGCTATCTTATAGCCACAATCAAACAGCAAGCAAAATCCAGACGGTCAAGCGGTTTTCCTGTTTCCCGTGTGAAAGTAAACAAGACAAGCGGACAGCAAGCTTTATCCGCATTCCCTATGGAATGAACAAAAGCAAGCGCAAGAGGGAAGTTAAAAAAGAAAAACGCACGGCGGGCCTGCAATCCCGCAAGTACCTTGAAAATTGAACAAAAAAGCCCTTGCGGGAAGTCATACAGGGCGCGGCGCGGCGGCGGGCCGTCTTGACATAGGGCAAGACAAAACGCGAAACGTTGACAAAGGGCCAGAAGAAAACGCAAGAGTAGACAAAAAGAAACAAGACAATGTTTCACGTGAAACACAAAAGCAAGAAAAAAACAATGTTTCACGTGAAACACAATCTTGTGTGATTGTTTCACGTGAAACACTAAAGCAAACATAAAACACTGTTTCACGTGAAACAATCACATAAAGGGGGATGCATAACATGAATAATTTGCCAGTCTTTTATGATGCATGGCGCTGTGATGCATGGCGCTATGAACAGGACGCAGAGGACGCTGAGCTTGAATGTGTCAAGGAACGCGCCCGGGCGTTATTATCCGAGTTAGAAGAAAACTCGGATATAACCGATGCAGAATATGCAGAAATTTCTGCATATTATGATAGTTGCGTGACTTTACGCGACTATCAAGAATTTATCGGGGAGGCTTGAAAGATGAAAAAATTCGTCATTCTTGACCATTCTGGCACATATGCAGTCATTGGCGGAAAAACTGTCATTGACTGCACAGTAAAGTCACTCTCTGTATATACAGAGAGTGACAATTATGCAGAGCTTGTACAACTCTGCCAAACGCTGGAAGACGGCCAGCGTTATAATGATGGTGTGTGGCACCACTATAGTACAGAAAAGCGCGCACACGCAAAGCGCGCACTGAATGGGAGGGCTTGACAATGTGGTTTATCCTTAGAATGCCAGATGAGGTAACGCTTGCCACAACGCAGTATGAGGATGTAGCAAAAATTATTGCTGCGTCCTTTACTTGCGCATGTGTCATGCGCTTTGTTGCTATCAATGATAGTAACAATAGTAAAAAGCTCGCTACTGTGTCAGCAAAAGCGGCCATTGCATAATGGCCGTTTTCACGGGCACAGCCCAACAAATACGCCAGCCACGGCATACAGTGGTAAAGGAAGGGAGAACATTATGTTTAACTACACCCATAACGAAATCCGCATGTACATGGCGGAGGAAGCCAACGGCACGATCGTGGAGCAGGCACTCATTGCGACAAAGAATCTGGAGAGCGCTATTTTTAAGCGCAAGGACATTAACCTTGTGGAACAGACTGCGCTCCAGATGTTGCTCCAGTGCGCTGACGAAATCCGGGAGCACCTGGAAAACAAGCCAGTGGTTGACCGCCCCACGGCGCTGCCCCGGACGCTGCGCGAGGGCCTCAAGCCGGATATTGTCAACGCCATGGTGAGCAAGTCCCCGTCCCGCTTCACGGTGAATGACTGCGGCCAGATCACTGACACGGAGGGCCGCGTGTGGGCATTCAACCTCAGCAATCGGTTATACCGCGTGCTGTGATTGCCAGCCATAGCGCAGGAGTGATCAACATTCCTGCGCTATCACGGGTAATCACCCAAATAAAAAATATAAATATGGAGGATTTTCAAAATGAAGCTCAGCACTGTCAACAACATTCACAACCATATCGCGTTTCTTACCTGCCAGGCCGTCAACCATATCGCGGAGCAGGATTGGACGCTGGACGAGTTGGAGGCGTTCGCAGATTTTATCCGCGATATGGCGGCACTTCATGGCGAAAACCGCATTGCCGTAGGTATGTACGGCGATTACAAGAAATACCTCTATTGGTATAACGAAGCCATGGAAGTCGTAACCATGGAAGAGCTGGAAGACGCCAAAAGCACATACCTGGACGACAAGTTCTTCCTGGTAAAGCTTGCGGTTGAGGACATGGCCGCAGAACTTGTCCTCTATAGCGCCAGCAAGTGCTATTTCAGCGACGCCTACGCCGCTGAAAATTGAAATCAAAAATCAAAAAGGGACTGTTAAGCGCGCCTTTATGACGCGCTTAACCAATACAAGAAAGGGGAAATACATATGACATTCAACACTCAGAAATTCACCGCATATTGCGCCAGTAGCGAAATCATTGAGGCAAATGATTTTCAAACCATTTTCCACGCTGCCCGCTTGCGCGTTCGTGATGATGCAATGGTCGCAATCATTAAACGCAACACTGACAACAAAGTCATAGCGTTTCTGGTTGATTGTTTCGGTCAGTATAAAGTCTTCCGCCCGGCTGAAACTCATCCCAATATGCTCGGGTTCCTTAAAGCTCATTTCATCCAGCAGGATAATGGCTGGATGTGGCAGGCGGCGGGGCTGGAATAAACCAGCCCCATTTTCAAATTAAAATTCAGAAAGGGACTGTTAATATGAATATTACATATTATTATTCTGATGGTACTAATCGTGTTTATCATAGCGCAAATGAACAGGCTGCCTGCATTAGCGCCTATAACTATATGGCTCTCCATGCTGATATCCAGCAGGCTACCATATGGTATGCAAATACCTGCGAAGTATATCGCGTCTACTCTCGGTAAAAATCAAAATCATTTTAAGGAAGGGACTGTTAAACAATGATTAATATTCGTTCTATTCAAAAGCTGAAAGACAATGATGGTTTGACTTTGAAAAAAGGAAAGCCCATTCACTATAAAAGCGGGTGGCAGGTTGCGGTCAGTGGCATTGAATGTCATACCGCACGCGAGGCAATTAATGCAGTCAAAGCATATGGCGGCAACTGCGGTGTATGGTTTTCTAATTCCATTTATTATATTGACCAGTCATATCGCGTTTCAACCAAACATGAGGCGCTTACTATTGGCCGGGAACATAATCAAATCTCAGTTCTTAAATGGAGCAATATGAGTCTTGTCTACTGCTGAGGGGAGCAATCCCCTCGGCATTTTTTTATTTTATTTTTCCCTGCGCCCTTGGCGATTGTAGACCCACGCCTACATGGAACAAAAGTTGATTGCCTGAAATTTGATATTAAAAAAAGCTTTTTGTTTTTTAAATTGACTATCCCGAAACTCAGTTTCAATTTCATTTCATTTTTCAGGTTGGTTTTCTAAAATGCCCTCAATGAATAACTATTCATTTTTGAGCGGCCCGGGCACGCTCGGCGCGGGCCGGCTTTCGCTTTTATTCTATATAGCGCTATTTTTTTAACAAAAGCCCTGTATATGCTCTATATGCGAGATATCCTGATACTATTATATAGGCTTTATAGTATTAACAAATTATAATACCATTTTTATAAAATAATCTATTGATATTATTATTATAGAATATCAATTGATATTATAGAACATTACTTAATAAGATATTATAAAATAATTATTACATTTTATTTTTTCAAATAAAAATTATGAAAAGCCCTCTTATGTTAATTGTATATTTATTATTATAAAGCTTTTATTTATTCTGTTCTTTTTTGACTATGCCCTCTTGTTTATGCTAAATTAAAAAATAAAATTTATTTTTTCTATTGACTTTTCTTCAATTGAATGTTATAATTATCATAAAGATTCCAAGAGAGGAAGGAAAATTCCAAATGACTATCCGGTATGCTACCTTTAATGATACTATCCATATTATCCGGGCAATTCAAAATAAGCATTTTAATTATAATACTTCATCGAATGTGCGTGAAGACATTTCTGCTGGCCGTCTTATCGTAGCAGAAGAAAACGGAAAATTGCTCGGGTCTGTTGCAATTGTCTACAAGCCCCATCGTAGTTATTATGCTATTATGCGGCTATGTATATATTCAAAACAAAATGCGGGAAAAGGAATTGCAAGCGCATTAATTGATTTTGTTTTAGACCTTGCCCTCGGAACTTATGGAGCTACCCCATGGAACGACAATCCAGCTATGTGCCATATTTTTGAAAAACGAGGTTTTATCTATCAATATACTTTTAAGGAAAAATATAGATTTTATAAAAAAGTGGCTTGATATAATAAATCAGCCTCTTTTTTATTTTATAATCACAAAACGAAAACAGAAAAATAAAGGAAATAATTAAAATAATAAAAGCAAATTTAAGTGTGCACGCCAGATTTGACTGCATCGCCCATTTTTAATGCATTATAGATGTAATCGAATTTGATTAACTAATTATCAAATTAACAAAGATAAACTTATCCACAATAGCAGGCCCTTGATTTATAAACTGATTACTATTGGTGTAATTATAATTTGCGATCCGAAAAATATAGTAATTACTCATAGTATAAATAGGTTATTTGTATTTAAAGAAAATCTAATCCGATTAAAGATGTGCCCTCTTCTTTATATAAAAAGATTAAATAAAATGAGAAAACCAGTCTTAAAAAATAGACTGATTTTTTTATTATTTTTTGTTGTTTTTGATATCCAGAATGATTTCTGGTATATTATTAATGGTAGAATTTAGAATTAATAAAATATAAAAAATAACCGGGATATTAAATGGAAAATATTAAAGGGCAAATTAAAAGAATGCTTTGAGATGATTACATGGACAGCCTTGCGCAATTCGCTGAATTAGTATTAGAAATTTCTAATTCAACTGGAAAAACTGATTTAGAAAATATTATAAATGATATTAGTAAAATTGTATAAGATATTATAGAGGATTTAGGCTCTGGAAAACAGTACCAATAGTTTCAAGTTTACACTGCTTTACTTTGTGGATACTTGAAAAATGAAATTAAAAAATGTTTTCTTAAAGAATTAAAAAGAGAAGATATTTTTTAATTTCATTTTTAATTTTATTAAAGAAATTTTTTTCATTTTATTTTCAAGGGTCCCTTTTGATTTCATTTTAATTTAAAAAATGCCCAAAATAAAAGAAAATAAAAAATATTTTATTTTTTGAAAAAAGTACTTGACAAATCGCCCGGGCCGTGCTATACTATAATCACAAAGAGGGAAGGAAAACCCAAACAAACCAGAAAGGAAGAAAAAAATGGAGTTTTACAGTATGGAGCAGTTCGAGATCATGGGCGATCTGATGGAAGAGTATCAAGAGTGGCTGGACTTTGAAGAGGACATGAAGTCCAATCCCTGGGGCTGAAAAAAGCCCCAGGGAAATTAAAAAAAGTACTTGACAAGTCAAGACCAATAGTGTATAATGAGTACAGAAAGAAAGAAAAGGAGATAACAAAAATGAGTAACAAGGAAATCTTTGAAATGCGGTGCGCTGAGCGCGATACCTTTATCAAAAATATGATCCGGATGGAAGTTCTGGAAGAGCGTGACGGCTTTACACTTCAAAAGTCTGCGCCAAACCTCTCCGGCAAGGTAGTATTCAAGCTCCTGTGGGATGGTGAGTGCATTTCGATGCTGGATGATGAAAAGGAAGCCCGCAAGATGTTTGAAGACTTCGCCCAAACTCCTAAGCGCAAGGCGGGACGCCCTAAGAAGAACGCGGCTTAACAAGCCGCTTCTTCATCGCCCGGGCAAAAATTACAAAAGAAGGACATTGACAAACAAAAGCCAATAGTGTATAATGTAATCACAAAAGAGAAAAGGAGAAATAAAAAATGACTTACGAAGAAATGTATGACCTACTGGCCGATGTTCTCGGGATTGATAAAAACGCCCTCGATCTGGCCTTTGCTATCGGCGGATGTAATGAAGAAACCGCCGAAAGAATTTTATTTTACTACACTGGCTGGCATTCCTTTAAGGGCTGGCTGGACGAGCAGGAAGAGGACTGAAAAGTCCTCTTTTGCCCGGGCGGAAAAGTTACAAAAGAAAGACATTGACAAGTAAAACAAAGTATAGTATAATATAATCACAAAGAAAAGAAAAGGAGATAATAAAATGACTGTTAGAGATCTTATTGCAGAATTATCAAAGTATGATGAAAATTTACAGGTAGAAGTTCAGTACAGAGATGGCGGCGGATACTATGAAGGCACAGACGATCCTTGTGTTGAATTAGAAAAGAGATATAATTATAACACAAAGAAAATAGAAAATTTCATCGTTCTGTAATAAAAAGGGGCTTGACAAAACAAGCCCAGCATGATATAATACAATCACAAAGAAAGAAAAGGAGAAATAAAAATGACTACTTGCGCTGAATGTCTGTGCCATGATGAGTGCCCACTGTATCGTGGTGAAGATACCGACCTCTGCTGGTATGAAAAAATTAGAAAAGAAAAGGAGAACAAAGAAAATGAAAAAGTTTGAAACCAAAATTACCCGCGATAATGCCGATGTTAAGTGCATTGTGGAAGCCATTGACAAAGAGCACGCCGCCCGCCGCTTCTTTGAAATTCTGGGAGAGCACGGCCTGAAAATCAAGGAACTGTAAAAAGTTCCTTGACTTTTGCCCGGGCGATTTGCCTCAAAAATTTTAAGTAAAAAAATTAAAAAAGGGGCTTGACAAATGCCCGGGCTTGTGGTATTATAATATCAGAAAGAGAAAAGGAGATAAAAAAAATGAACATGAATGAGAAAATCAAAGAACTGGAAGCCAAAGGGTACAACAAGCATGACACCTATGAAGTGGACGAAGCCGTGGATGGTGGATGGATTATCACAGTTTACACCAGTCTGTGGGGTTTTGAAGAGTATCTGTATGATATAAATGGAAATCCAGTTGAAGCAACAGAAATCAATCTGTGCGGCAAGCCCCAAAAAATTTATTAAATTGGGGCTTGACAAATAAAACAAAGTATGCTATAATAAAGGCACAAAGAAAGAAAAGGAGAACAAAAAAATGATTACTGCTACTGAACTGAGAAAGCGTATGCCCGCCACCCGTATTCTTCCTGATGGATTTATCTCCACGGAAACTGCTGTTGAAGAAATTCTTCCCACAATTGAAAAGATAATCCTTGAAATCGCTGGACGCGGCGGGCACAATGCCCTAATTAAAAAGAATGAAATCAGTCACTGTAAGCTGAGCGGCATCTGCTTTGCTTCTAAGAATGAACTGATGGATGGAGTCGCCAAGGCTCTGCGGAAAGCAAAGTTCTCTGTAAGTATTACAAATAGTTACAGTTCAATTCACATTAACTGGTAAACAGGAGATTTAATCTCCTGTTTTTTTACTGCCGAAAATACTTCAAAAATTTTAAATAATTGCGGCAAGATTGCCCGGGCGATTTACTTCAAAAAATTTAAGTAAAAACCGCAAAAAACCTCTTGACAAATCTACGAACTTATGTTATATTATAATCACAAAGAGAAAAGGAGAATAAAAAAATGATTATTGAAAAGATTGAAATCGGCAAAATCTGGGAAGGTGGATTTAACGATTATCATTTCCAGTGCCGCCCTGCTGGAAGCACAGAGCCTTTTGATGTTGGAACAATGTACTTTGAAGACTTTGAAGCATGGAGAGAGGGCGTAACCACCATTGAAAGAATGAAAGATGTACTTTTCCCCGAAGTCTACAAAATGTTAAAAGAAATGAAAAAAAGGGCTTGACAAGTTCAAGCCCTTATGCTATAATGTAATCACAAAGAAAGAAAAGGAGAAAATATAATAATGAAAATTAAAATGAATCAACTCACCTACCACGCAAAAGAAGAAAGACGCGATAGACGCGAAATCGTCAAGCAGGTAGGAATTGGTAAGCCTATCGCCCAGATCAAAAAATTCAGTGATGGCAGAGAAAAAATTGAAATGCTTACTAATACAGGTTTAATTGTGGTGATGGGTGATGATAATAAAATTATTACTCTATATCTTGCAAGCACCGCAAAAGCGGCAGCAGTTTACAAGTCAGCGCATGGAGCAAATGCTATGATACCTGTACAAATCTTTGAACAAATCAAAATTAATCGTATTATGTTCCCCGCTGATTAAAGCGGGGAATTGATTTTTATAAAAAAAAATGATATAATAAATTATAAAATAAAATAAAGGAGGCCGAAAAGTTATGGACTTAATGCTTGCCCGGGCACTTTTAGCAATCGCGAAATATTGCGCTTCTTGTGATGATTGTGATAAATGTGCTTTACGTGAATTCTGCGGGAAAATACCATTAGAATGGTAATAACGCGGCGACCGTACCCAATCGGGGCGGTTCGAACTTTCGCACGGTAAAGCGTTGAAGAATTTTTCGGCCATTGAGCCGGGCAAAATTTTTAATACTTTTTACCCGAAACCTATTGACAAATAAACACATTTGTGTTATATTATAATTGTTCCAAGAGAGAACAACAAAATAAAAAAGGAGAATACAACAATGTACAATGTGCGGTTTACTGACACCATCCACGGTGAGATGGAAGAGAATTTTGAAACCTATGACGAAGCCATGGAATACTGGAACGACTACGCTGATACCGAGTCTTGTGTGGCTGGTGTCATGATGGATTTGGATAATTGTGAAATTATCTGGAACTTTGATGATAGAGGGGTCGAATAAAATGAAAAAGATTCTTGCTTTTATCCTTGCTTTTATCCTTATCTTGTCTCTTGCTGGAACAGCATGGGCTGATTTTAACATGAATCTATTCGACACAAAGTATAGTTTTAACTATGCTTATGTGGGTTTACCCAATGGCAAAACAATAGAAGGCGAAGTCAAAAGCTGGAAAGATTGGGATGATTCCGATATGTTACAGGTAACTTTCAAGGATGGTACAAGTTATTATTCTCATTCTTCCAATATTGTACTTATTTCAAAATAATAATAAAAAAGGGCTTGACAAACAAGCCCTTTTATGCTATTATAATATCAGAAAAGGAAAGGGGATAAGAAAAATGACTACTTACAGAGAACACCTCATTGACCGCATGACTCACATTTACGGCCTTGAAAATCCTATTGTAATTGAGTTTTGTCGTTATTGTGAAAACTGGGCGGATAATGATTGGAATAATAAAATGTTAAAGTGGCTTGTAGACGCCCACGCAGAGAACCCTGTCTTTGAGGAAGATTAAAAGTCTTCCTCAAACGCCCGGGCGGAAAAGTTACAAAAGAAAAACATTGACAAACTATAAATAATATGCTATAATAAAGGCACAAAAAGAAAAGGAGAATAAAACAATGAATAAGGTTTTTAACAAAGTAAAGACATGGACTGAGCCTGTGGGTGATTGGTGGTATTTCCATTGGGAAGAAGTGCTGTGGATTGGTTCAATACTTCTTCTGGTTGTTGGCATGGTTGTCCTTGCTCTGTGGTCAAATGGGGCTTTTTATGATGAGGTCGAAAATTATGACTTCACCGCCCAAGTGTATGACAAAGACCATTACACCACGACTTCAACTTCTTATATTAAAAGTGGAGATAGCCGCATCCCTGTGACTCATACTCATCATCACTATAAAGTAATGTGGGAAGATGGTGGAGAACGTGGCACATTTGAAATCGGTGAAGACCATTATGATTTAAT